CCTCTTGCATCTTGGTCGGCCCCAACCTACAAACCGCCGCGTGAGGCCACGTGGCGGAGTGGTTACGCAGCGGATTGCAAATCCGTGTACTCCGGTTCGATTCCGGACGTGGCCTCCATTCAATTTTCATGCCTTTGATTTTGCTATGAAAATTGACCCCAAATGTCCCACAAAATCCGGTCGCAGAAAAAGTGGGACACATTTGTTCCCGGTGTGGTCCACGACTCGCCGTGAAGCCGGGGGCTGGCAATCGCCCCATCATCCCATTTTTGCCGTTCTGTTCCCTCCTAGGGCACCAGCTCATCAGGTCGCGGTTTAGGTTCCCGCTCTGAATACGGTTCATGAGCCCTATGGCCGTTTTGCGTCAACGCTTGAGCAGCAACTTCCCCCCCCCCGCCAAAGCCCTCCCAGGCACACTTTATAAAATAAATCAAAAGCAATTACAGAAAATTCTTGACTTTCTGTATAAACTGTGATATAGTGCGCAAATATTCGAATGAATATCTCGTTCATTCGATTATATTCTTCATATTTTTTTCTTTCAGGCGCGCGGACGGCGCAGGGAATTGCCTTGTTCCGTCCGCGATATTTCAGTTAAGTATTTATGATGGATAATATTATAGAAAAATGGAAGCCCATTCCGGGCTATCCTGGCTATTTTGCCTCTGACCAGGGCCGGATCAAGCGCGAAGCGGCTCCCGACAGGCGCGGCCATGTTCATCGAGGTTATATCCTCGCCCCCCTGCGCATAGACGCAAAGAAAACTGCGCCGGACTGCAAGAGCACCGGCCAGTGGTTTCGCGTGGTCAAGGATGGCCGCGCGGCAAGAGTGGCCGGGGCCGATCTGGTCGCGCTGGCATGGCTGGGCGGGTTCGATCCGGCGGTTCACAGAGTCGGCTTTCGTAGCCGAACGGCTACCGATATTCGAGCCGAAAACCTGTTTTTCAAAAGCAAAGAAATCATGAACCTGCAGCGCCGGCTGGACCGGCGGATGCGGGAAAATTTTGAACGACAACAATAATTTAGGAGATTTATATGCAGACAGACATGCATGGCGCTGCCCGCGATTTTGGCAGCATTCATAACCTGGTGGCCGCAAAGGGCCGGAACCGAGGCGAGGCCAGCGCTTCGCGCAGCCGAACCGTGCGGGCAATCGGAGCACCCGACCGGCGAGGCGTGGGTTTTGCGCGATATGTCATGGCCCGAATGACTAGCCGAGGCGATCTGGCCGGGGCCGTCGAGGTCGCGAAATCACGCTGGCCCGGCGATGCAAAAGTTATCGACAGCCTGAAAGCGGCTGTCGGAGCCGGCACCACGACCGGCGAGGACTGGGCCTCAGCCCTGGTGCCAGCACACCAGACGCTCGCCAGCGAATTCGTTGAATTTTTGCGCCCGCAAACGATTCTTGGCCAGTTTGGCCGCAACGGCATTCCTGCGCTTCGCCGCGTCCCCTTCAACGTGAGCATTCCCCGGCAGACTTCGGCGGGACAAGGCTACTGGGTTGGTGAAGGCAAGGCCAAACCGCTGACCGCCTGGACCTACGACCGTATCAACCTCGACTTTGCCAAGGTCGCCAACATCGCAGTCATCACCGACGAGCTTGCGCGCAGCAGCGCCCCGGACGCGGAAATTCTGGTGCGCGACGAACTGGCCAGAGCGCTGATCGAACGGCTCGATATCGATTTTGTCGATCCGCTCAAGGCGGCGGTGGCCAGAGTTTCGCCGGCCTCGATCACCAACGGCGTTGCGCCTATCGCTTCGACCGGCACAGATGCCGACGCGGTGCGGGCCGACATCAAGGCAGCGATTGCAAGTTTCGTCAGCAACAACAATACGCCGCGCTCCGCTGTCTGGATCATGCCTTCTCTCACCGCGCTTTCGCTATCGTTGATGGCCAATCCACTCGGGGCCGCCGAGTTCGAAGATATCAACCTCGCCGGCGGTTTTCTCGCCGGTCTGCCGGTGATCGTTTCTGATTATGTTCCTGCCGGAACCATTATCCTTGTCAATGGGAACGATATTTTCCTCGCAGATAACGGCGCGGTCGGCGTGGACGTTTCCCGCGAAGCGTCGCTTGAAATGAATGACGCACCGACCAGCGACAGCACGACGCCCACGGGCACCAGCCTCGTAAGTCTCTGGCAAACCAACTCGATTGGGGTTCGCGCTGAGCGCTATATAAACTGGGAAAAACGCCATCCGGGCAGCGTGGCCGTCCTTTCCGATGTCGCCTGGGGCGGCGATATCGCTCTTAGCTAGTCTTCGTCCTCGGTCCCATAAAAATAAAAGAATAACAGGACGAAAAATGAAATTCATTGAAGTTTTAAAAAAGGCGTTGTCGCCCGCGAGCGGACGAAATCGAGGCGGATGGTATTCTACCGTCCGCGAGCCGTTTGCCGGCGCGTGGCAGCAGAACCGCGAGCAAGCGACCGAGGATATTTTAGCCTATCCAGCCGTTTTTTCGTGCATCAGTTTGATTGCCGGCGACATTGCGAAGCTGCCAATCAAACTCACAAGGCGCGACGAAAACAATATCTGGATAGAGGTTGAAAACCCGGCCTATAGCCCGGTACTCCGCAAGCCAAATCATTTTCAGACGCGGCAGCAATTCATTGAATCCTGGGTCATCTCGCTTCTGACCGCCGGCAATGCGTATATTTTGAAAAAACGCGACGGGCGTGGGGTTGTCGTCAGTTTATATGTGCTGAACCCGGCCCAGGTGACGCCGCTGGTGGCGGACAATGGGGCTGTGTTTTACGAATGTCGCCCTGACAATCTGGTCGGCACGACCGAGACGGTGACCGTTCCCGCCTCGGAAATTATTCATGATCGAACGAACACTTTCTACCACAGCCTGATTGGCCTCCCTGCGATCTATGCCGCCGCCTTGCCGGTGCTGCAGGGCCGCGAGGGCATGGAGTCGGCCATCAGCTTTTTCCGAAATTCAGCGCGGCCTTCGGGCATTTTGCAGGCACCGGGCGCGGTGGATGCCGACACTGTGGAACAAATTCGAAATTATTGGGCGGCGAACTATACGAGACAAAATGCGGGCAGGGTGGCCGTCCTGGCCGATGGACTCACGTACCGGCCATTCGAGCAGCAAAATTTTCAGACGGCACAACTGCTTGAAACCTTGCGGTGGACGGCGGAAACGGTAGCCGCCGTGTTTCACGTGCCCGCCTACAAGATCGGCGCAGGCGAGATTCCGACTTCGGGCAACATCGAGTCGGAAAACATTCGATATTTCTCGGAAGCGCTGGGAGCCAGGATCGAGGCGATAGAAGCGCTTCTGTCCGAGGGCCTTGGCCTTGCGGCTGGACTCAAGATCGAAATCGACACCAAGCACCTTTTGAGAATGGACTCGGTCTCGTTGATCCAGGCCGAGGCCGCCGCCACAGGGGCAGGAATAAAGACGATCAACGAAAGCCGGGCCGTGTTCGGCCTGCCGCCGCTCGAAGGTGGCGACACGGCTTATATGCAGCAGCAGTATTGGCCGCTTCAAAACCTGGCCAATCGCCGCGACGGCCCGGAGGGCAGCACAAACAGATATTTTAAAACATTGAATAAATTAAAGGAAATACAGAATGCAGTCTGATTTTACATATAAGTTAATCGAAGAACTGACCGACACGCTTGAAAAGGTTGTTGATCAGATGAACACAAAAATAGACGCTTTCGGAAAGGAAATCGGATCAACAATTATTTCAATTGACGACGATGAATATGACGACGAACGCACCGATTGGAAGCCCGGCCAACTCGTCAGCGTCGGTGGCGGCGGTTTGAAGCGCTGGGATGCCGAGGCCAAGTGCTGGCGGTGGCTCGTCAACGGCGTCGAGTCCGTTGAAATCGTGGATGATATGCTTGTTGTCACGCGCTCCAATGGCCTTGTCGAGCGGTCACAGATCAAGAAGGCGGCTTGAAATGCGAGATTTTTTCGTTCCTGTCCGCCGACAGAAAGCAAAGATAGGTGTTTATCCCAGCCAATTCTACTGGGACTCTGTAAATAAATGCTTTTATCAAAAAACAATACCGGACTATTCCATTCCCGAGCGCCTTTTCAACAAAAAGTATTATTTTCATACGGTTGATCCGGAAGATCGGGACGATTTCGATTGCGCAGAATATATTAAATCTATTCGGTCCGCTGAAGTTCATGGGCGCGTTTTCGAGCCGGATAATCCAGAAAATATAGTTATTCGAGACGGAAAGAGGCTGGTGAACGTCCGCGAACGATATTACGACGCGATCAACCGGAAGCGCGAAAAGAAAATGGCCGCGTGATCGCGGCACTAAGATAAACATAAAAAGAAAGGTTTCGGTGTGAAGCACTAATGACTGAAGAAATATTCAACAACTCAACAATTGAGGCTTATAGACAGCGACTAAACGACCAAAACAAAGCAGACTTCCAGCCACAGGGCCTAAACCGGCTGGTTTGGAAAGAACGCGACCCGGAAAACCGATACGATATTTCGCAGGTGTCGATTAAATTCGATCATCGGACAGGCGAGGTCAAGGTTCGGGCGGAGGGCGAAGGGCTTTTCGCCAAAGATTTCGAGCCTACCGAAGCCGAGGCCGAGGCGATCAAGCAGGCAATCGCCGCCCATCCTTGGCCCGTTCAAGAACACATCGATCTCAGCGACCCGAAATTGCCTGACCTCTGGCAACTGGCAGATGACAGTTGCCGGTGGGCCTTCCACGACGCGGACGGCAATGTCGTCATGTTGCAGGTCCGCAAAGATGAGAAGGGCGAAAAGGTCTATATCCCGATCACCCGCTATGGCGGCGAATATCTGTTTCAGCCGCCGCTTGGCGAAAACCCGCTTTTCAATCTCCATCTGATAAAAAAGCTCAAGGTTTCAACCGTTTTCATCCACGAAGGCGGGGCGGCAGCGGCGGCAGCGCAGAAGATTGCAGACGATGCAAGGTCTCAGCATCCATGGCGGGCCGAATTGGCCCATGCGGCTCACCTCGGTTTCATAGGCGGCGCTTACGCGACCGGCGAAACCGATTTTGACGAACTAAAGCGGCTTGGTGTTACCACGGTCTATGTCGTGCCAGACAATGACACACCGGGCCGAAATGCAGGCCAGAAGATCGCACGGAAGCTTGGCGGCACGGTCTATACCGTTTTGGTCGGCAGCGACTTCCCAACCGGCTGGGATTTCGCGGATGAAATGCCGGGGCACCTTTTTAACCGCAACGGCCTTTGGACCGGCCCGACATTTGCGTCATGCGTCTTTCCGACTACCTGGGCGACTTATCAATATGTCGATGACAACGGTAAAAATCGCTGGGGTCTGAGGCGTGAGTTCGCCGCGCAATGGTACTGGGTGAACGACGAAGCGATGGTGGTTCATCGCCAGTTCCCGCACATCTACAAGACCGAGAAGGGCTTCAACGACTATATCGCGCCTTATTCGGACGTGCCGGACACTGCCGACAGGCTCAAGAAAATTGCGGATTCAAGCATTGACGCGACGGTCTATCGACCGGGGGATAAGGGCGGCGGGGTGAAGACCGAAGGCAATCGCCGGGTGTTCAATGTCTATAGAGAACACGACTTTCCGGCCATGGATGGAGACGCCACGCTATGGCTCGAATTCATCGACCATCTGTTGCCGGACCCCAAAGAACGGCAGGCGTTCTTGCGATGGTTCTATACGATGATCGCTTCGCCAGCGACACGGACATATTCTTGCCTCATGTTTTCCGAAGCGCAGGGAAGCGGCAAAACAACTGTTTCTGATATTTTATACCGGATCATCGGCCCGCGAAATGCGACAATCGCCAATTCAAAGTCGCTCGACAGCCAGTTTAATAGCCAGTGGGAAAACCGTCGCCTCGTAATTTTTCAAGAATTGTACGAAGGAGGCTCCAATTTCCGCACCACGAATGCGCTCAAGACGGTTTTGACCGACGACCATATCCGCATCAATGCAAAATACCGGCAGGAACGTACGGTCGAGAACCACACTCATATTTTGGCGGCCAGCAATTCGGCCCATGCGCTCGATCTGGACGATGGCGACCGCCGTTGGCTCGTCGTCCAGGCCACAAACGAAATCTGGCCGCAGGAAAAATTCAGGACATTGCGCGAATGGCTCTTCGATGACATCGGGTGCAACGTCATCCTTGGCCTAGCCAGGAAGTTTGGCGACTATCTTCAACGCGGTGAGCGTCCGCCCGTCACGGCGGCAAAGAATGTCACGATCTGGCGAACCGAAAGCGATATCGTTCTTGATATCGAGGCGCTGCATGAGCGCTTCGAAAACGTGGAAGTGGCCTTTGAAACCAAGGCGTTCCAGTCCTTCATAACCGGCAACCAGAAGGTTCAGAAGTCAGATTCAATGCAGGTCAATTGCCAGCGTATGAAAAAACGCGGATGGGGCATTCTAACCCAACGCGATGATGAGTTCGGCGGGTTTCGGCCAACGGTCAAACGAAACGGCTCAAATCAGAAAGTAGCTTGTATCGTAAGTCCGGCGCTCAAGTCGAAAATGCGCGAGGAACACAAAGATAAATGGTCCGACATGATCGGCAAATGCCTCGCCAACCCGGCGGACGACCCGGTTTGTGAACAACCATTTTGATATAGCGGCCTGCGGGCCGCTTTTCTTTTTTCTCGGGACCAGGACCGGGACCGGGGACCGGCTCGGTACCGGGACCAAACGGCTGAAACCCCAGCAAAACCAGGAAAAATGCTGTCCAACTCGGGACCGGGGACCGGGGACCGGCACTTTTGAAAAACTTTTCGGAGACGATTCCGGCCTCTTTTTCTTCCTTCTCCACCACCTTTTATCTTTTATAGAAAAGTGCCGGTCCCCGGTCCCGAAGGGGCTGAAACCCCAGCAAAACCGGGAAAAATGTCGGGACCGGGGACCGGTCCCGAGCCGGTCCCCGGTCCCCAGATAGAATTTTGTTCCTGGCGGCATGCGGGTCAAACGGAGGTCAAAATCATGACCTTACGGTATCATTTTACCTTTTTTCGGACGGAGTTAGTTTGCAGGTTGTCGCCGGCCGGTCCTAGCGTCGAACGCGGCCAGAAACTGCCTACCCCCGGCCACTAGTTTAGTTTGTATAGAATTTATTATTATATATCAATGGCTTGCTCGGGACAATTCAACTACCAGCGGTCATCGACCCTCTGTCATCTGGCAGTGATCGGAGCGACCCAAGCTAATTCTAAAATATTAGCCAAATCCGGACTTTTTAGAATAATATTGCTCATAGTTCAGAATACAGGTTATGAATAGTAACTCTCACTCATGTCGTGACGTGAGCCGCATCGCAACGGACTTGCTTAACCGTTCAAGCGGCGTAGCAAATGGCGCCACTGTCATTCGGACATGCGGCAGGCAGATTGCCTCCATCCCTTTTACAATGTTGCTCATCTCATCTCGCGTCTGGTCTGCTTCGCCCCACTCAAAAAGTATGGAGTCAAACTCTTTCAAGGTAGCCTCATTGAGAGAACCAGCCATTGGAAATTCGGATCGATATCGAACACTCGCGGCTGATCGGTATTTTCTGAGTAACAGGTCTAGGCGGTCAAAGAGAGCCGACGAGTCACCCGGTACAAAGGCCTTCATCTTGAAACGATACGCGAGTAGTTCCCGCCAGAAGGGAAGCTGTTTTTCGAACCGCTCAATTGGAGCGAACAAGATGTCGCGGCGCACCTTTTCTTCGCTGTCATCTTCTGTTCTGTTGGGTCGAGTTGCGCCCTCTCCCGCCCAAACAGCCGGTGACCGCAAATCCCGTAGACGAGATTCCGCTTCATAGAACCGCGCCATTACGTCTTCGCAAAGCACTACGTCGCGCTTGCCTATCGCCTCGCGCCGCCACGTTTGCAGTCCCGTATGGGCAACATAGATGCCATAGATGGCTGCGGCGCTGGTGACAATTTCTGTGATCATGTCCAAGCCCCTCGCATGACAAAGTAACCCGCCTTCATAGAGCAGGTTACTTTTTTTGTATCGACTTGAAGTGCAGGTCGATCAAAGCGCATTGCTGGTAGGGGTACAAGGCCCGCCGCCCAAAATTCGCCAATCGGCGCAAGGGCTTACATCCACTAAATTTGAATACTAGAAGAAAAAATTCCAAAAAAGATTCGATTGACAGAATTATATTCTGTATGATAGTATATTCTTACCGTCGAACAGTGTCTTTTGTTCGACGACATTAACCCGGCACAACCGACAAGGAGGGCCGATTTGAAAACTTGAAACGATTGGAAATGAAAATGACTTTGAGAAAAGATGGTACAGGCCGAGACGACTACCTCTCTCGCACCGCACTGCGTACCGAACGCGGCTGGACGGATAGGCTTATTACTAATTACCTTGGTGAGCCGGACAAGACCGCGATCAATTCACGTTACCGAACTGGACCACGAGTCCAGTTATTCGCGCTTGAGCGCGTGATTGAGGCGGAAGGCCATCAGGAAGTGGCGGCAGCATTGGCTAAGGCCAAAGCGCAACGTGCTGGCCGTTCCGCGAGCGCCAAAGCGGTAGCGGACAAAAAGGCTGCCGAAACGATGGCGGACATAGCAGGCGGAACAGTTAAGCTACGTATCTATTCCCGCGAGGGCCTAGAACGCGCCGCAACACGACATTATAATCAGTTGTGGTTTGAACGCGGCGAATTCAGGCAGGTCGAGAAGAACCCAAGCCCCGAATTCATGGCCCGGATATGTGTCAATTTCCTTCGGCATCAAAGGACTGAATACGACAAAAAGATTGCCAAGGCTTTTGGCCGCACAGGCAAGCATGAAGCGATTGCGGCGATGCGGGAAAAGGTCATGGCTCAAATTGCCAAGGCTTACCCATGGCTTGCTGACCGGGTTGCGGAAGATGTTGCCGAGAGGAAGACGGCTTAATGGGGGAGGTCGTCAACTTTCCCCAGCGGAAGACCGCCGAAATTCGACCAAATGTTCCAATTCGTGGGCTTTCACGTGTAGAAGCCGCCGCCGTAGTTGGCGTCAGCGCCTCGACGTTTGACCGGCTAGTTGCCGATGGGCTTATGCCGCCGCCAAGACAGGTATACTCCCGCTCGATTTGGGATATTCTGGAGGTAAATCAAGCATTTGACAGCTTGCCACATGCCGAGTCCGCCAATAGTATTTTTGGGGACAGCGCCTCTGGATGGTGACGATGGAAGTGAAGCTCAAGCACATAACCATTGACAAAGACCGCCATGGCAATGAACGCGTTTATTTTCGTAAGCGCGGTCGGCCCAAGATCAGATTGCGCGAGAAAGTTGGCAGCGAGCAGTTCCATGAGGAATATCGCTGCGCCCTTCTCGGCATCGAATATGTGAAAGAGGTTGCACCACAAAAGGCCGTCGCGCCGAAACTTGGCCGCCCGGCGGTCGGTACGTTCCGATGGCTGGTGCAGGAATATATGCGCCGCGAGGTTAGTACGCAGGCGGCTAGCACCCGACGACAAAAAGAACTGCGGTTTGCGGAAATCTGTCGGCTTACCGAAATCGGTAAGGTAAGAACGCCCGTTGGCGACCGCCCGTATGCGAATATGACGCAAATTCACGTCGAAGAAATTCGGGACGACAAGGCCCATTCGCCGGAAGCAGCAAATCATCGTGTCAAAATCATTTCGGCCATGTTCAAGTGGGCGATGGAGAATAAGCTCGCGAGGCACAATCCCGCCGCCAATTGCAAGAAGCTGGACCCACTTAACGAGGATGGTCACCACACCTGGACCGAAGAAGAAATTGCGAAGTTTGAGGCCACTCATCCTGTTGGATCGAAGGCTCGCCTTGCTCTTACAATTTTTCGATACACCGGCCTACGCGTAAGCGATGTTGCGGTCTTTGGGCGACAGCATCTGTATCAGGCTGTTTTGCCAGATGGTACCAAGCAATTGCGCTTCAAGATCAAGCCAAAAAAGACTTCGGGCAAAACGGGTGTTGAGGTTGATTTTCCGGTTTTGCCACCCTTGGCAGATGCGCTGGAGTCAGTGCCGAAGACCAACATGATTTTCTTGCTGACGGAATGGGGACGACCTTTCTCGGTCAAGGGCCTTGGCAACAAAATGCGCGTTTGGTGTGACGAGGCGGGCTTGCCGCATTGTTCGTCTCACGGCATCCGCAAGGCTGACGCGGTTATCGCCGCTGAGAATGGTGCCACATCAGCGCAATTGCAGGCCATGTTCGGCTGGACCAATTCCCGGCAGGCCGATCATTACACTCGTGCCGCCGAAAGGAAGCGCACCGCAACAGCAGGCGCACACCACCTTTTACGCTAAAAAGTGGGACACAGGCAGGAGAAAATTCCTTAGAAAACAATACGAGGCTTTGTATCCCACCTTACTCGTAAGTCATTGAAAATAAAAGATTGTGCTGGTCCGGACGTGGCCTCCATTTCCTCCCCTTTCCTGTGCGATCCGCCCCCTGCG